TAATTTTAGTTAATATAAAACATATCATCATCACTAGGTGGAATACTACAGTACCTTGCTGTAACAAGGGTTCCGTTTGACTGCTGGATGGATATGTAAGTTTAAAGTTAAAATTCTCAGTTCAACACCGTTATTGATTAAGATAAAGATTTTAACATAGATGAGCATACAGTAGTTATCTGCAGTCTGACTGTACTCTAAGTGGAGGATCGGATTTATTCCTCTTTTATCTTACTGAGATTTTAATTAATGTAGTGTATCAATACTGAACAAGGTAACCCCAATTTATGATACTAAAGACTTTGTCAATCTTATTTCAGCATAGCCCCCTGATCCCTCTATGGTCGGTTAATGGCTGTCACCTACATTACAGTTTGCTATGAGTACTGTTAAACTCTTTAATGTGATTCCCACACATCAATGTCTTACTGTAAACCATAAGACTTGAAAGTTACTTATTCACTTTCCGTATTTATAAAGTTATTGGTAATATGTAGCACATATCTAGTGCTAAACATGTAATTAGTGCATGTAAAAGCTCTTTATGAGTGCCTTTGAAAGCACATAATACTGATAATGTTATCATCACTGAATGTATTATTATGTTATTTATTTTATAGTAGTGATAAGGTGTATTTCTGAAATGAGTGTATTTGTGGTTTATTGACCTGCAACGCACTCAGTATCAGTCAGTTAGCAACAACTTTAGCAACAATTTTATCGTATGTTAACAGGACATAAACAATCATTGGTATGCTACTGTCAAGTAGTTAACGAATGCTATCTATATCCTGTTTAGACAAGTATTGTATGCTATCGAATGCTATCGAATGCTATCTGATAACAGAAACAATACTAGTGTGTTACCACACTAGCATCATTAACACCTCTCCAGTCTTGGTAGTGCGTTCTACACCATCCTCACCTACCATTGGTACGATGTTGAATCCGTCTGGTAACTCCAATGTGTCACCTTCGTTTAATCCCTCAACAGCTGTTGCTGGTACGTACACTGGTGTTGCACTGAATTCGAACTTGTTCTTCTTAACAAGTAACAATGCTGATTTTTCTCCTCTTAATGAATGAAATGTTGCGATAGCCATAATATAAGTTTTAAAAGTTTTACAGGGGGGATATTCCCCCTGCCAAAATTTAGTAGGGGTTGTCTTGTTAGGTGGTAACCACGATCTCTTTCTCTGTATATAAAATGGTAACCACATGCTTTCTCTCTACGTAATTAAAAAATATACCACACTACCCAATCACATGATTACTCTTTTTGCTATCATACATCGTTTCTAAGACACTTTCTGTTCCTTTTGGTACATCACACTACCCTGTTGTTAGAATCGTTGTGTAGGGGATGCAAATGCTAACGCATTTACAGTATTTTATGCTTACGCATAAAAATTTTAAAAAAATATAAAAATTAATTTTCTATAATAATAATAAGCGTCTTTTCATCAGGAATCTTCTATAGCCCACACACAGCCTGTATCACAGACGTTTTACCGAAGTGCGATTAATCGCACAAATACAGCCTTATAAGTGCGATTAATCGCACAAATAGCTATTAGCATGGTATTTATTTGTGCGATTTTTCGTATATTTGCATGAGTAAAATATATGAGATATGAGTAGTGAAATGAAATTAGTAAGACAAAAGAAAAAGATAGATGTATCTAGGTATGTAAATACAGATACTGGAGAATATCTAAATAGTGAATTAACAGGAAAAGGATCTATAACAACAGTTTCTGATGATGAAAGATACGTAACAATTAGTTCTGATGATTATACCATCATAGATGCTGATGCACTACGATACCTTCAATCCTTATTAAACAGGTCTGAACTAGGATCGTTAAGTATTATAGCTAGTGATTTAAAAACTCCTATTAATTTAGTATTCAATAATAATGTTCCTCATACTAATGAGTCATTACAAAAAGCATTGAATATTAATTCCAATAGTACGTTTAATATTCTCATAAGAAAACTTATGAAGATAGGTGTATTATATCAGATAAAAGGAAATATAATGGGAAGCGTAAGAGTTATCTATATGATGAATCCTTTGTTAGCTAGAAAGAGATCTAAGTTAGATTCACAAGTATTTGAAATCTTTAAGAAATTAGAATAACAAAAATGCCTGACTATTAATCAGGCATTTCTTTTGTTATGAAAAACCAAAAACATAACAATACAAGTATGAGTGAATGACAAAGATATTATTATATTCCTAATAAATATCTAAATGCTATAAAAAATAATCTAATATGTGTGAATGCTGTGACTCCTCTTCTTATTTTAATAGGATATAGAATGTCATACACTACAAAGTTCTCAACACATCTACCTACAATGTAGTAGGTTTCGTTTCCTATTTCTATAAGATCACCTACCTCATCTGAATGTCTAGTAGATGTTCTTTTCACCATTACTGTTTTTGATTTGATACTATTTAACATCGTCATAATTTAAAATTCCTAATACGTTATCTTCTATTTGCAGGATATACTTAGATCCTTCTATTTCAATATCTCTACCTGAGTATTGACCGAATAATACTCTATGTCCTACTTTTAATTCTCCTGGTACTCCTTTCTTTCCTGGTCCTACAGCGATTACTGTTCCTGTTAGAGGAGCATCTTTAATACTATCAGGAATAATGATTCCACTTTCTGTAGTTGTTGCTACTGGTTCAAGTTCTAATACTACTTGATTTCTTAACGGTTTGAATTGTATTTTTTCCATAATTTATACTGTAGTAATTTAATTTTGATAATTATTCTATTGATGCCTTTTGATTTATAAATACTGATAGGTGTAACAACTGCTGCATCATACATTGATATTTCATCATCTATATCAACTATTAAAACACCTTTGTTATAGGTTGTATCGTGAGCATGTACATCTCCTATTTTATTACCGATTGAATTATACTTAGATAATTTCATATTAAATATATTTACGTTTGTTTCTTTTTTGCACATACTTAGATTTTCTATTATTAGATGCTTTATTACGAGCTTTAATCATAGCCTTTTTCATACGAGCATCTTCACGATGTACTATTTTCTTATTTAATCGTAGTTGTTCATTATGAGTACGACCTTGGTAAACAGGACCATTAGAGTAATTTTTACAAGCTGTACTCAACACAACTACGATTAATAAGATTCCTAATTTCATTTTTCTAATCTGTTTAATATTTCTGTGTACCCACAAAGGTCTACTAATGAATCCTCTTTGTATTTGTATTTCATACGACCTAATTTAATAGCCATTAATACTTTACAAATTTGAGCACTTGTTAAATCAATACCAAAAGTAGCTTTAAGTATTGTTCTATATTCTTCAAATGCAATATTAGGATCACCATACTGTTCGTTACGATCACCGTTAACAATTTTATCAGCTTGTAAAAGTATAGATTCTTTTTCAGGCAATGGTTGTTCTTTGGTGTATTTAATAAATTGAGTAGATTCATTTCCTGTTGATGTACTTGTATAAGTCATCATACTCATTAATGTATTTGATGTAGGTGATGTTACCAAACTATATTTGTTATCCTTTTGGAAAGTAGCAACTATCTCCATTATAGAATCTACATCTGTTTGAGAAGCTGGTCTAATTTCTGAAAACATATAATTAAATGATGTATTACTAAAGACTAATACTCTATCATCATAAACTCTATACAACTCATGTGTGTATATTCTATGTCCTTCTACTTTAAAGATTTTAAATAAGTCAAAGAATTTTGTTGATTTATTATCATAAGTACGAATGTAACTTTTTCCTATTTCTAATTTACTATTTTCCATTACTTAATTGTTTTACAGTTTGTATAATCTTCTTCATCTTTGATAAATGTACCATCTACAGTTTTACCTGTTCTATGTTTAATAGTATGGTAAGCATCATATAATGCTGTATCGTAATCAACACCTAATTGCTCACATAATAAAATGAGCACAACTTGAATATCTCCTACAGCATCTTCAAGCTCTTCTCTTTTTCCTTTTAAAAAGGCACAAGCTAATTCACCTACTTCTTCAGTTAATTTCAATAATTGTTTAGGTGCGTTTTCCTCATGTATAAGATCACGTTCTTTTCCCCATTCTACGACTTGTTTTTTCATAATCTCTATTTTAAGTTTAAACAAAGATAGTGTAAAAAACTGATACTGCAAGTGTAAAGATTTGATATTTTTATCAGTTTTTTACACTTGTAATATTATTTATGTATATTTGTAAATAAAATAGTACAATGATAGCAGTTTATGTAGATGTAAAAGATGGAATATTATTAGCTTCTAAGGATAAGAGTTACCATGCTTTGTATCATATCCTATTACAAATGGACACACAAAGAAATGTATGGTATGCTGATAATCACAACAAAAGTGAAATACAAGGAAGAATGAATATATCAACTTCAACATTAGCAAAATACATATCCTCTTTAACAGACAGGAAACTACTACTTCATGAAGGTACTAAAGGAAGATACTCATTAAATATGGAAGTATTTTCATTATAATTCGTAACGCTGCTGATATGCTTGGGAGGACTTTCAGCTTAATTAATAAATAGAAAACATGGGAGAATTAGGAACTTCAGAAAAATTAAAAGTAGCTAAAGAATTATTAGCTAATGTATTTGTAGACGCAACAACTTGTTCAGCTACATCTGGTATGATGTATAAGTATGTAACAAAAGCTGTAGAAACAGAAGAAGGTGATAAAGGTTGGGTGTTTCAAGTAATACTAAAAGAACCTGCTTACAAAGAACGTATTCTTCAAGAGTTTAAATTTAAAAGACCTGATAACATAGATGCTAAGAATATGGAGTATCATGTTGTAATTTCTGTACTATCTCAAATATTACAAACAGCTGCTCTTACTTGGAATCAATTAGGAATGCTTTTAAATTCAGATTTAACATTACAAGCAACTGCTAAAAAAGTAATCAAAGATGGTAAATAGACTAATCCCAATTCCTTCTGATGATAATAAAATTTATCGTCAGATACTGGGAGTCTTGAATTTCATTCTCAATCTAACACCTCAAGAAATTGATGTGTTAGCTGAGATTATTAAATTAAACCATGAATATTCAGCTCTTCCAGAGGATAAAAGAGCTAAGTTTATTCTTAGCACTGATATGCGTAAAGAAACAAGAACTGCTCTTGAAATAGAAGAAAAGCAATTCAATAGTCTTATAGCTAGGTTGAAAAAGAAAAAGTTTATGGGTAATCATATTCTTTCTGAAGAAGGAATTCTACACAATTACTTATTATTTCTTCCTGATGAAGAAGGATTTAGAATTGAAATAGTTTTACAAAAAGGAGTTACTCCTCAAGTAGTGAAAACTAAAGAAGTTGAATCAGCACCTGTTCAACAGGAAAAGAAATCAGCTGAAATTCCTGCTGGTAAACCTGAAGAACAAGAAGAAGAATTTGATATAGAATTATTTGGACCTGAAGAATGACAAGACAAGAAGAAATATTACTAGAGGTTGCTAAAAGACATAACCTTACAATAGGTGCTGCTAGACACGCTTTCCTATGTATTGGTGAAGCAGTGAAAGAATTAATGGATCATGAAGATACTAGAGCAAATGACACTTATAATACTGAAGCATTTAAAGTAGTAGGTATTCAAGGATTTGGTAAATTCATCCCTGCTATTGTGAGAATGGAAAAATACAATCTTAATAAAAAAGAAAAAAATGAACTTTGAGAATAGTTTTTGGAAAGAATTTCCAGGTATAGAATATCATTCTGTATTTAATAAGATGTATAAAAATGACAAGTCCAGAGGTAAAGTAAGTAGTTCTAAAATAATGTGGGCTATTCATTTATTAGTACATCCTAGTTCTAATTTGTATAACGATCCTAATAAAGAAGAAACTATTATAAAAACCTTTCTTAAAGATTCTTCTTTCAAATGGAATAAATATGAAGAAGAAGTATATGCCTATAAAGATATTGCATTAACTGTTGCAGAGAAAGCGTTACAGAACTGGAATGAACTTATGACAATGCGTGATAAGTCATTAAAGGATATGTATAAAAAAGCATTAGAAGAAGGTGATGCTGGTAGTTTAGTAAATCTTGATAAGATGATAGCTAATACAGCAAAGTTATTTCAGGACTATTCTAAGATTAAAAAAGACTACGAAGAAGAGAAGACTACGAAGAAAGGTAAGTCGATTTCATCATTATCAGATTCAGACGAAATATGAAAGTAAAAGATTTAGAGATTGATGATTGGGAAATTCAATTTGACGGTTACATTAAGGATTATAAAGGACTTGTTTTACATTCTAGAGTTATAGAACATTTATTTCGTTTGGTTGAAAACAAACAATTCAAAGAGTTAAGATTTATATATTTACATAATGCTAAATACCATTTACATTTATACTTATTGCGACACCCTTTATCTAATGAAGTATTTCATATATTACATGATTATTGTAGAAATATTCAATGTGTTACACCTGTATATTCTCATATCAAAGATTGTATAAAATTCAAATATAATAAAAGAAGAACTTTCACAGAATAATATATGTTAATAGAAAACTCAAATTTCAGATTAAAAGATATTCCTAATTATCATCCAGAATTAGAATATTATGATCGTATGTCCTTTTGGGGAAACGAGAAAAGAAAATGTGTTGAAGGTTATTGGGTATCTGGTAAATGGATGCCTGGACCATTATACTACTATGTCAACTTTCATAATATCCTTTTTGAAGATGATTCATCTGTATCTCAATCTGTAGGTTTACCTTTTCTTAGAGATATTGATTGGGAATTATTTTTATACTACGAAGAATGCAGAGGTTTTTCTGGATTTGAAAAAGATCTTACTTATACGTGTGATAGAAAGTACGGACCTGAGTTACAAGATTCTATTTTATTAGGAAGGATAACTCAAGAAGAAGCTAATAAAAAAATATACGTAGATGCTCGTGAATACTTACGTAAAAATCACGGTACTGATTTAGGTAAACCTTTATATAAAAATTCAGCAAAACATTTCTTTAGTATTCAAGCTAGGGGTTCTGGAAAATCATATTCTTCATCAGGACTATGTGCTCACAATTTTTTATTTGATGGAGCTACTGATTACGATGTTTATTTAAAGCATAAAAAAGAAAAAAGATATTTAGCATCAGATACTATTATTGGAGCAATTGATACTAAATACTCAGCACCTTTGATGAAGAAAACTATTAGTGCATTTGAATACTATGCAGGTTCTTATAGAATAGGTGATAATTTTTATCCTTCTCCACTGATGGTAACTTATACAGGTTCTCCAGCTCCTAATAAGGATATGACTTCTAGGACAGGTTCTTTTCTTAGACATAGAACTTTTAAAGATAATCCATTAGCAGCCAATGGTACACGACCTAACTTATGTGTACTTGATGAGGTAGGTTTCCATTACAACATTAAAGAAACTTGGGGAGCTGTAGAAGCAATTCAGCAATCTAAAGAAAAAAAGAATCTTGTTATATGGGCTTTGGGTACAGGAGGTCTTGTATCTGGACATGCTGCATTATATGCAGAATCTATATTTAGAAATCCTGAAGAATACAACTGTATAGCTTTTGATGATACTTTTGAGAATAGAGGATCAATAGGATATTTTGTTCCTTATTGGTTGACGATGAATGAGTTCAAAAAGAATCATGTAAATCTTGTTACTGATGAAAAACTAGCAAGATTAGCTGTTGAGTTAAGAAGAGAAAAAGCTAAGAAAGCAAATGATCCTACTGTTTATCAAACAGAAATTATCAATGGACCAATGACACCTTCTGAGGCATTCCTTGTAATGGAAAGTTCATACTTTCCTACTCTTTTATTAAAAGAACAATTGGCTGAAGTAGAAGGAGGACAATATGCTAAATTTGCAGATTCTTCTTTTAAAGGTAGTTTGAAATTTGACAATACTGACCAGGTATTTTTTGAAACAGAGCAAGATGCTCAACCTATACGTAACTTCCCATTAACAAAAGGTGAAGATAAAAAAGGATGTGTTGAGATTTGGGTAAAGCCTCAAATGAATGACGAAGGAGTTATTCCTTATGGTACTTACATAGGAGGAATGGATGTTGTGGATAAAGCACGTTCCACTACTGATTCCTTACCTTGTATATTTATTATGAATAGATACACAAGACAGATTGTAGCAGAATACACAGGAAGGTCTGATGATCCTAATGACTTCTATGAAATATGTAGACGATTGTTAATGTATTACAGAGCTACTGGAATGTATGAGCAAAATTTACCTGGTTTATATACATACTTTCAACAAAAGAAATGTACATACTTATTAGCAGATACTCCTTATCAATTAAGAAATTCTGAAACGTATAAGATGAATACTAATACATCTAAAGGTATTAACGCATCCAATACAGTAAATAGTACAGCTAGAGATTTTATCAAATCATGGTTGAACGAACCTGTATCTAGCAATTCTGAAAAGTTAGTATTGAATACAATATATTCTGCTGCATGTATAAAAGAATTAATATCCTGGAATCCTAATGGTAACTTTGATAGAGTTTCTGCATTAGGTATGGTTATGTGGCACGATGCTACTATGATGAAAGCAGTAGAAAAAGAAAAGCAACAAGCTAAAGGATTTTTAGAGAACGATTACTTTAAAAGTATGGGAGTTTTAAAAAAAGCACCTGATAATCTTATAAGTAATCATTTTTATGAATAAATTTGTATTTTTACAATAAAAATAGTATTATGAGCAGTTCCTCTATTAAAATGCAAGGGTTCATTAATTTCCCTAGACAGAAGTTATCTGATACACAAAAGACAGATGAGTGGTATAAAAAGAATTTAGATTTTGCAGAACATATTCTTTCGTCTGATAAAGGGTTACGTAATTCATTTGCTAATAAAAGGACAAATTATAATCTTCGTGCGAATGTTATTAATCCTACTGATTTTGAAAGATTCATAAATCCAGATCAGTTAGACTTAACAAGTTTACCTGCTTCTTTTCAACACATAGGTATTGAGAATACTAAATTGAATTTACTTATAGGTGAATACTCTAAACGTAAACATGACTTCAGAGCATATTTATCAGCTAATGATAGAGATGGTATTTCAAGAAAAGAACAAAAGCTCAAAGAGGAAATGGATGCTATGTTGATGGAACTTATCAAAAATGAATCTGTTAGTGAGCAAGAAATACAAAAACGACTAGAAGAATTTAAACAATACCAATCATACGACTATCAAGACATTGCTGAAATCACAGCTAATAAAATTCTTAAACGTGAAGTAAAAGAACAGAATCTAGGATTTACATTCCTTAGAACTTTTGAAGATTTACTTGTAGCAGGAGAACAAATTGTTTACTGTGGTGTATTAGGAGGAGAGCCTGTTATGCGTAGAGTAAACACAGAGAATCTATACACTATTGGAGGTAACTCAATGTTTATTGAAGATGCTGATATTATAGTAGAGTACGGTTATTTATCAACAGGTCAAGTAATAGACGATTATTGGGATGAATTAAAAGATGAAGATGTAGAGTTTTTAGAGAATGGAACAAGTGCTTCGTCTAGTACAGCTATTGGATTAAACAATGATATATCTGTATTGGATAGATTTGGTTCTGTTGATGGATTGAATATATTTCATCCTTCTGAATTAGGATCACGTACATTCGGAGGAGCTTTTGATACAAGAGGAAATGTAAGGGTATTGAAAGTATGTTGGAGAAGTCGTAGAAAAATAGGTAAACTTAAATACTACGATGAAGACGGAGAAGAACAATATGATTATGTTCCTGAAGATTATAAGCCTAAAAAAGAATTAGGAGAAGAAGTAAAGTGGGTATGGGTAAATGAATGGTTACAAGGAACTAAGATAGCAGATCATGTTATTGTTGCTACAGGTCCTGTTCCTTTTGCTTCAAAATCAATGGTAAATAAATCTAAAGGAACACCACCTTATATAGGTTCTGTTAATTCTACTAATGATTATAAAGTACAATCATTATCGGATATTATGAAACCTTTAGCTTACTCTTATGATATTGCTTATTACAAACGTGAATTAGAAATAGCTACTTATAAAGGTTCATTTGCAGCAATCAACGCTTCATTAGTTCCTTCTGGTTGGGATCCTAAAGAATGGATAAAATACATGACAATTAATAAAATAGGATTCTTAGATCCTACTAATGAAATATTAAAAGGACCTTCTCAAGGTAAATCGGCAGGTGCTTTCAATACACTTACAGCAACTAATGTAAATATTGGAGATCCTAATGCAATACAAATGTACACTAATTTATTATTGAGTATTGAAGATACTTTAGGTAAAGTAGCAGGTGTATCTGGTGCTAGAGAAGGACAAATACAAAATAGTCAAGCTGTAGGTAATGTAGAACGTGAAGTTACTCAAACATCACATATTACTGAAAAATGGTTTGCTATAGATTCTAATTTCCGTAAACGAGCATTGACTAAGTTTTTGGAATGTTGTAAATATGCATATAAAGAAAATCCTAAAAAAGGATATATGATTCTTAACGATATGGAATCTGTATTAGTAGACAGTTTTGATGAGTTCTGTATGTCTGAATTTGATATACACATTTCTAATTCTACAGAAGATACTAATTTATATGAGAATTTAAAACAGTTATCTCAAGCAGCTATTCAAAATGGACAAGCTAAAATATCTGATCTTATCGCAATTAGTCAATCTGAATCAGTACAAGAAGTAGGTATCAGATTAGAAAAATCAGCTAAAGAATTACAAGAGCAACAAGAGAAGTTGAAACAGATGGATCAACAAACAGCTCAACAAAATAATGAAGCTATGGCTAAACAAGCTGAAGCTCAAAGAATGTACGAGTCTGCTGAAAAAGAAAAAGACCGTGCTGTTAAGTATGCTGAAATAGAATCTAAAGAACGATTGGCTATGATGTCTGAAACAGGTAATCACATTCGTCATACAGAAAGTAACACTACTAATGAATCAGATACTGATAACAACGGTATAGGTGATTACATAGATGTTCGTAGAACAGATATTGATGAGAAATACAAACAGGATAATATTAGACTACAGGAACAAAAATTAGCAGAAGATATGCGTAAGAATCGAGCTAATGAAGAACTGAAGAAAAAAGCATTATCTACTAAAAACAAGAAAACTGATTAAAATATTGTTATAGCTCGTGAAAAATTTATATAGGTTTATATAAATGATTTACGTAAAGTAACAAAATAAATGTAATATTGTAACTAATAAGAACAGCAAATATGGCAAAAGAAGATGAATTATTTGAAGGACTTCAAATAATGACACCACAAGAATTAGAATCTAGTATGAGTTCGGGAGAAACAAATACACAAGATGAAGGTTCAGAAAATTCTAATCCTAACGGGGATGGGATAGAAGGTAATGAAGGATTCATTACTCCTATTAATAAAACTGCTACAAATGATGATGATACTCCTTCGTCTAGTACATCTGCAACAACGTCTACTAACGAAGCTATTTATCAAGCTTTAATAAAAGAGATGGTTGCAGCAGGTACATTAACTGTAGAAGAAGGAGAAGATGCAAGTGAATTACCAGGAAGTTTAGATACTATTAAATCCTTGATGGAAAAAACTGTTGATGCTAAGACAAATGCTAAACAGGAAGCTTGGAAAAATAGCTTATCTAAATCTAAGAAAAGATTTTTTGAAATAGAAGATGCTTTTGATGATGATGATTTAGCAATTCAGATGACGGAAAGATTAGAGTTCTTTGATAATTTATCAGCAGAACAATTATCTGAAAATCCTGCTTTACAAAAACAAATCTATCATCAGTATCTATTAGGTAAAGGATTTACAGAAGCTGAGGCTAAAGAAGAAGTAGAAGATGCTGATTCATTAGCTAAGTTAGAAGACAAGGCTAACAAAGCATTACCTGCTTTAAGAAAAGAAGCTAATGATTATGTTGAGAAAGCTAGATTTGCTAAAACAGAAGCTGTAGAAACTAATAAAAGACAAGCTGCTGAGAAATTTGAAAATTTAATAAAAGCAGTTGAAACAAAAGAATCTTTTATTGATGGTATCAACTTGAATAAAGTTGCTCGTGAAAAACTAAAGGAGAATATTACTAAACCTGTTCATACAGATGAACAAGGTAGACAATATACTTCTTTAATGCATAAGCAGAAACAAAATGCTGCTGAGTTCGAAATGTTAATTAATTATTATGATACTATCGGACTATTCAATATGGATAAATCAGGAAACTTTAAACCTGATATTTCTAAATTGAAAGCAGTTGCTAAAACTAAAGCAATTAATGAAATTGATAGAGTTATAGCAGAGAGTGATAAAAGAGGTGTAGGTAGAAATACATCTGTAGAAACATCACAATCGACAAATGATTTACTAAACGCACTGAGTAGTGCATTTGGAAATAAATAGTTTATTCGTTTAACAAAGTAAAAATAAAAACAAAAAATGGCACAATTACTTCCATTACAAAAGTTTGAAGCAGTTAGCTACAATGGTTTGGTTACAGATAACCACTTCCATGCACTGTATCAACAAAAACCTGAGTTGATTAGCAAAGTGATCAGAGAGATCTACAAAGTTAATTTACAAGGTAAGTTACGTGAGTTTGTGGATCGTTTTCCTACTAAAGAAGTAGAACAAGAAAATGGATTCTATAACTGGATGTTGCAAGGACAACACAACAAAAATTTACCATTAGCTGATGCTGAAACTATTAGTGGTGCTTCTGTATCTGCTGGTACATTCCCTGCTAACGTAGGAGCAAATGGTGAAAGATTCTTCTTAATCTTTGATGAGCCTTTGTTTGAAGAAACAAACGTACTTAAAGGTGAAACTGATGAGTATCACTTATTAGTTAAGAAAGCATTAGATTCAGGATCTCGTTACAAATACGAAGTTGAATTAGTTACTGGTGATGCAGGTTTATCTGTTCCTTCTGAGGAATTAGCTATCGGAACAAGATGGTCTAAATTCTACTCTTTAGTAAACAGTACACTTTCTCACACAGGTGCTAAGCCTAATTTCACATCTCCTTGGAGAATGGAAAACAGACCTTCTACTTTACGTATGCAATACGAAGTTGCTGGTAACACTATCAACAAAGGTGGAAATGAGCCTTTAGAGTTCGGATTCAAATTTGGTGGTAAAGATCACGCTATGTGGATTAACTATCAAGATATGGTTGCTCATCACCAATGTGAAGAGATGTTCGCAAGAATGTTGATGTATGGTAAGAAAAACTGGACAGCAGATCACCAATACTTGAACAAAGATGATAAAACTAAATATGCTATCGAATCAGGTTCTGGTTTCTTTGAGCAAGTTGCACCATCTAACGTACACTACTACAACTCTTATGACCTTGATTGGCATTTAGAATTGTTATTAGATATGGGTATTGGTAAATTAGAAAGAGGTAAACGTACTATCCACTTGTTAACAGGTGAGTTCGGAGCTATCGAAATTTCTAAACAAATCCAAGCTAAACGTGGAACTCAAAACATTACTGTAATTCAAGATAGATTCTTAGATAGTAATTCTAAACCTGGTAACTTAGGAGGAATGAATACTAAGGCTACAATGGAGCCACAGTACAACGAGTACGAATGGTACAACGGAGTTAAAATCAAAGTTGAAATCTTAGATTTCTTTGATGATGATGTTTACTTCCCACAACAACATCCAGATGGAAAAGGATTAGTTGAATCTCACAGAATCTTAGCTCTTGACTACGGTGACGAAGCAGGTATCTACAGAGTGAAACCTAAAGGAGTTCCTGATTACAATTGGGGTTATATCCCAGGTATGAGAGATCCTTTCTCTCCTGCTGGTAAAGGTCAACCAAAACACATTTCATCTCCTATTGATGGGTACGAAGTACACTTACAAAAATGGGGTGGTATGATGATTGAAGATCCAACAAAAGTAATCGACTTACGTTTAAGCGTAGCTAGATAATAATACAAACCCCTCCAGTTTCAGCAAAAAGCTGGAGGGTGTTTTTAATTTTAATATTAATTGGGAGAAATAATAAATACAATGGAGAAAGAAAGTACAGCAACCACAGAAGAAGTGGTAAAAAAGGAAGAAAGAATCATTTGGGGTTCTTATTTAAGAGATGAAGTAGTTGCAGTTAAACCTGTACCATCATCTGGAAAATGGTCTAATTTATTAGTAGCAGGACAGGATAAGAAAACAGATCCTTTCATCTACAATAAAGTTAAAAGAAGTTACCAAGTACCTTTGAAAAATTATAGAGAAGGTGGTGGAGTAACTCCAATATTAGATGACCAAAACAGATTGCATGTTAAGAAATATGCAAACACATTCCCTGAAGGAATGACACAAAAAGAGTTCTTTGAAAAGGAATTAGGAGTTGATTTGAATACTACTTTAGCACCAGAGGAAAACTTCTGGAGAACTGATAAAAGAGGTAGAGTTACAATCACTAGAAAAGGATTACAGTTGAACTTGAGTCAACCTTTGGATATGTTGAAATACTTAATTTTATTATCTAATAAAATGTTAGTAGCTCCATCATTCGAAGATTCTCGTAAAAAAGCAACGTATGAATTTATGTTAGTTGATGAAAACAAATTGACATCTAAAAAAGTAGAAGAAGGTAAACGTAAAGCAAATGCTTATACGGAGTTCGCAAGACTTACTTCATCTGAAGATAAAATGATTGGATTCATTAAATCGTTAGGTAGAGTTCTTCCTGCTAACTATACTACTGATTGGTTGGAGAATGAGATTCTTACAGTATTAGAAAACAGTACAGAGAATTTCTTATCTATAGTAAACGATCCTCATTATGATTCTAAAATATTTATCCAAAAAGCAATTGATGCTGGAGCGATAATTAAAAAAGGAGATAAGAGATATACTTTAGATAACGGTGTAGAATTAGGAGATATGTATGATACAATCAACTATGTTAACGCTGCTGAAAATCAAGAAGTAAAATTTAGAATTAAAGGTAAGATTCAACTTGCTGGTAAGAAATAATTATTAAAAGACTTATACAATGGATTCAAATACAATGGCAAATGAGTTAGAATTAAGACTAGACAGAAGTGATAGTTTTGGTTCTCCTGGTTACGAAGATTTCGAACTATCATCTGTATTAACAGAGGCTCAAGAATTGTACGTGAAGAAATTTATAAGTGAAGTTAATAATAGAAAACTAGAAGGTTTCGAAGAAACAGAAATAAGAAGTCAAGGGTTAAGTGCCTTAATAAAACGAGGCACTTCCCTTACTGCTTCTGCTAGTCAAGCAGATGTAATAACTAATGGAAAGTTCTTTGATTTACCAACAGACTTCATGTATGCTATTTACGAAGAAGCTGTTATTGATAAACTATTATGTAATACTGTTAATACTTATATTAAAGTAGGTGTACGACCAATATCACATGATGAAATATCAAGACTTAGAAATAATAAGTATAAAAAGCCATATTATAAAACGTACGGTAGAGGAAGAGTTTGGAGATTAGTATATTCAAGATTCACAGATGGTATTAATCCTGCTACTCCAGCAACTAGCAAAAGACATCAGTTGATAACAGATGGTACTTTTAATGTTACAGCATATTCAATGAGTTATTTGAAGAATCCTGATAACATAGTAGTTGATAGAGCAACACCTGCTAATAGACGAAATTGTATATTAGATGATTCTACTCATAATACAATAGTTGACATCGCTGTTGACTTAATGATGAATAGAGTGAAAGAACAGAAACTTCAGAATATTGAAGGATTAAAAGATTTAGAGTAAAAGAATTTCTACATTTGTAGAATACAATTAAATAAGTAATAACAGTTAAATTAAACAAAAATGAGTTTAAGACAAAACAGAAACATTACCACTTCATTAGTTGGTAAAGCATCAGTTCTAACATCAGCATTACCTGCTGTAGGAGCTACAGTAACACCTGCAAATCTTCCTGTTGGAGGTCTTGTATTAGTAGGACTTGATAACAAAAGAATTTCTTCTTTAACAGCAGGTCAAGATTTTAGAATTGCACAAGGACAAGGTTCTGATAAACCATTGTTACTTACACCAGTGTTGAACCAAGCTAGAATTAGCAAGTCTGTAGGTGCTCACAGAGCAGCAAGACAACAAATCACTATGATTGGTTACAATCCTGCTACTGCAACAGGTTCATTACCTACAGCAAATGATACAGCATATTTCATTAAAATTCGTAAGAATGATAATGATTCTGCTAACAACAGTCAACCTAACAGTATGTTTGCACAGTTCAAAACTGATGCTACAGGTACTCAAAGAGAATTGGCTTTTGGATTAGCTATCAATGGTGTTAAAAACTTCAAAGATGAACCAGCTAATGGTTATTTAAGATTTGAAGTAACTTCTGATGGTACTGCGGCTGTAGTAGCAGATGGTACACAAACACAAGATGCTGTTGTAGTAAAAGGATCAAGAGTAATTACATTAGTAGATACAGGTACATCTACAGCTGGTAACACAGCAGGTATCGATGCTTCTATTCCTGTAGGTACATTGTTATTCTTAGCAGGTGCTACTTATGAAGTAATTTCATTAAGTGCTAACACAGCTACTTTAAACATGGCTTATGTAGGAGAGAATGCTACTTTAACAGGTAACACTACTTATGCATCAGGATTTGGTAAATTGTCAGCAGTAACTAATTACGGTATTCGTTTAAGAGGAGTAGCTTCTCCATTCGATGTTAATCGTTTCCGTAACTATTACACTCACAGATTTACAGCTACTTTCTCTGATCCTACTGTAGCAATCACTCATGTTCAAGGAGCATTTGATGGTGTTGGAGTATGGCAAAAAGTTGCTATGGATGAATACATGACTTACGGATTCGAAGGACAAAACGAAATGTTGAATGTTCCTCCTACTGCACGTTACTCATTTGTTGAATCTGCTGCAACAAACGGTGCTACAGACACTAACAAATATTCTGCTTACCAAATTGAATTTAGTGAACCAATCGGTCACTTAGTTTCAACAGGAGCAGGAAAAGGTTCAGTAATTGTTTACTTGAATTTGAATCAATCAGCTCCAGGTGTAATCCCTGCATTAGCTGCTGAAGCTGCTTTAGTTACTGCATTAGGTGGTACTGTTGCTGACTTCAATGAGATAGTATAAGAATCTCCCAAGTATATCAGTAGCTCATCACTAATTTTGCTGTCGGTGGTGAGCTATTGTTTTTTTAATTATATTTGTAAAAAGAGATAAATCATGGCAATATTAGTTCCTAAAATAGGGTTGAGTATTAAAAATACTTGTACTGCTATAGATGTCTGGGAAAAAACAGATGTTTATTCAGCAGGAAATTTAACAGGGTGGGGAACACCTAATATAGATACTACCGACATAGTAAGTGCTTATGTCAAAATCTATGACCATACAGGAACTACATTATTACAAACGATAATTATGTATAACGGTACTATAGATGTATATTCTACAGCTACAGGTGCACCTACTCCTAATTCATTCAAAGCATATTCTGATACAACATGGAATCAACCTGATGGTGTGTACAAAGTAATTTATACTGTTAATATAACAGAAGATGTAAATTATGTAAGTACGGATCAATGGTGTGTGTTTACTTGTAATTTATGCAATTGTATGGAATCTTTATTATTAAAGATGTCAGAATTATGTCCTGGTGATAAACTTAATAAATATAAAGAAATCTACGACAGATTAGAAGTATTTAAGTATGCTATAGAAGCTGCTCATGTTAGTTGTGATTTTGTAAAAGCTACAGAATTAATAGCAGAAGCTAATTCAATATGTACTACATTCTCTGATTGCGGGTGTGGATGTTCTGATTGCTAATTAAATAAAATAAAATATTATGTGTACAGATAATTGTGGAGGTGTAACAGTATTCAAAGGAGAAAATGGTGTAGGTATTGCATCTACTGTTGATAATAATGATGGTACGTTTACTATTACTTATACTGATGGTACAACATTTACAACTTCTGATTTAACAGGACCAACAGGTGCTACTGGAGCAACAGGTCCAGCAGGAACAATTCCTGGATCAGGTACAAATAATTATGTTGCTAGATGGACTCCTAATGGGACTACATTAGGTGATTCTGTTATACAAGATGACGGTACAAGAATAGGTGTTGGTGTAGCTCCTGCTTCTACTGGTGGCACTTACAAAGCATATCTAAGAACAACTAATGATGCTGTAGGAATTACAACAGAACAAAAAACAGTA